TTCCCAGTCACGATAGCAATCGAGTTATTACTGCATGGACAATGTCAAGCGGTTCATTTTGGACTTATGAGTTAGAGATGGGAGTTGCTTCCTTTACTCAAACAATTAAGCCTAATAGAACTAATGGCACTTTGTACTATGAGCAATCAATTCAGTTTACTATCCCTAAACAACAAAGTACTTTATCACAAGAATTTAAGCTATTAGCACAGAATGACCTAATGGTTATAGCTTTAGATCGTAATGGTAAGTATTGGTTATTAGGTGAAGCAAACGGATTGAGCATGGCGGACAGTACTACTGAAACTGGAACGGCAATGGCTGACTTTAACGGTTACAGAATTACATTAACTGGAGGCGAAGAAACAATCGCCCCAGAGGTTCAAAGTTCTGTGATTACTTCGATAACTTAATTTTGTTCTGTTGTTTGTTTACCCCGGTTATGACCCGTAAGTCAGCCGGGGTTTTTTATTTAGTAATATTTAAAATAAAAGTGTATATAATAACGTGATATTTTTACAATTCGGTTCAAATACAGCAGACTTTACTTTAGAAGAAAAAAGGACTATTAACAACGCTGATTATGTGTTTGTATTTGTAAATGATAATACAGGTAAGAAAGTAGCCTGTACAGCAACTAATACAAGCTCTTACACGGATAGATATGACCGATTTACTTTAACAGTTGCTAGTTCAAACATCCCGGCAAGTGGGTATATCAACTTAGACGATTACGGGTTTTATCATTATTTTGTCTATGAGACTGCTGATGCTTCTACTTTTGATTATAACAATATAGACACCACAGATTTAAGCACTTTAACTGGCTTGGTAGAATCGGGTAAGATGTTTTACTCTACTTCATCACCAACTAGGAATTATTATAAAGAAAACAGGACTTCTGTTAAAACATACGGATCATGAGTGAAAACGATTTTAATATAATTAGGGTAGAATTACAAACTAACCTACAGCCTATAGCTAAATATAAGAACAATAAAGATTATGTTTACTGGGGTGAGAAAAACAACTATCCACAGTATCTTATCGAGCTTTACAAAAGGGATGCTATTCACGGAGCTATTGTAAAGGGAAAGGCTGATTATGTTTATGGCAAAGGATTGACTTACAATAAAGAAACAGTAAGCGTAGTTCAACAGGCTATCATTCAAAACTTTTTAAACTCAGCAAATGATTTAGAAAGCTGGGACGATGTATATAAAAGTACCTGTACACAGTTTGAGATATTTGACGGGTTCGCTTGGCAAATCGTTTGGACTTTAGGCGGTAAACCTAAAGTATATTGTATGCAGTTAGCTAAGTTAAGAAGATCACCAGACGGAAAGAAATTTTACTACTGTGAGAAATGGGTAAACGAAGATGGGTCTTTAAACTCAGCACCTCAGAGACATCCTAGTTATACTGAGATGGATGCCTTTAATCCTAATGTAAGGACAGGTACACAGATTTACTTTTTTAAGACACCAACGGTACACTCAACTGAATATTCAAATCTTTACCCGGAGCCTAATTATTTGCAATGTGTTCAGGATATTGAAACAAACATTGAAATAACTAATCATTCTTATAACACGGTAGTTAACGGAATGAGTGCTAGTTCAATCGTTACTTTCTTTAATGGAGAACCTGCTAAAGCTGAAAAGAAAAAGATAGCTGAACAATTCAAAGGAACTCACACGGGAACTAATAATGCAGGTAAAGCTATTTTAAACTTCGCTAATAAAGATGCTCAACCTGCTGCTGTAACACCTTTAACTCCTGCTGATGCTTTCCAACAGTATCAAGAAATGGCTAAGAGAGTTCAACAGAATATCTTTACAGGTCATAACGCTGACCCTGAGTTATTCGGTGTAATGGTAGAGGGTACTTTGGGTAATACAAGCGGTGAGGCTATTCTAATTAAGTGGAATAAGTTTTTGTTAGCTTATATTGAAGGAAGACAAAAAATGATCTTAGACCAAATTAAATATATTGGTAGCTTGTCTGGTACTAATTTAGAAGGCTTAGAGGTTGAGCAAAAGACACCTTTAAACGCTGAGTTACCTTTAAATAATCCTCAGATTTATAATCTATTCAATAAAGAAACGTTGGCTAATTATGTAGCTAAAAAATACAACGTTGAGATTGTTAATTCTGAGAGTGAAACTGCACAGCCTGAGGGAATGGTTAACGAACACATTAAAAACCTGACCGGAAGACAATGGCAGAACATCAATAGAATTAAAAACAACCTATCTAAAGGTAAGATTGATAAGAACCAAGCTGTAATGCTTTTAAAGTCAGGTTATGGTCTTTCTGATGGGGATATTGAGACACTTTTAACACAGGTTCAATTCAGCTCAGACAGAACTAAGTTAGCTTTATCTTTGTTTGCTAAGTACGCAGAAGATGATAATGATGATGAGGTTTTAAGTGAGCAGTTCTTTTGTTCTCACAAGTTTGCAGAAGATTACTCTAATAAGGTTTTAGACATTTTAAAAGGCAATCCTGACACCAAACAGGAAGAGATAGCTCGACAATTAGGAATTGATTTAAACACCGTTAAATTAACTATTGAAGCCCTTGTGACTGCCGGGTTAATCACTTATATAGGTACTTCTATTTTAATCACAGAAGCAGGTTTATCTTATAATGTAAGACCTGTTAAAACTGAAACTTACACAGTTTATAAGTATGTAACTAGGGATGACGTACCTAAGGCTCAAAGTAGAGAATTCTGTTCTGAGTTATTGAGAATGTCTAACAACGGTAAGAGATGGACTAGGGAAGCAATAGACAAGATCACTAATGAATTTGGAGAGGATGCTTGGACATATAGAGGTGGTTTTTATACCAATCCAAACACAGGGGAAACAACACCGTTTTGCCGTCATACTTGGAAGGCAATCACTAAAGCAAGGAAGAAAAAATGAGTGCATTAATTATATCAGAAAACTACCTAAAGGAGTACAGCATTATTAATAATAACGCTGACATGAAGGTTATTACTCCCACTATACAATTAGTTCAGGATATTTATATACATCCAATTTTAGGGTCTGACCTTTATGATGAGATCATAGCTGAAATAGATGCAAGTTCTGTGAGTGCTTTAAATCAAACTCTTTTAGATAATTATGTTATTCCTTGTATGTTGTGGTATATTCTTTGCGAGTGTACTCCAGTATTTAAGTACCGATACATGAACAAGGGTATCATGGTAAAGAACTCTGAGAACTCACAACCTGCTGACTTAACAGAAATTCAATTCTTAATGGATAAATGGAAGAACAATGCAGAGGTTTACGCTGAAAGAATAACAAAGTACCTAAGAAAGAACGCTGCGAGTTATCCTAATTATACTAATAATCCTGACTATGACGATATACGACCTAATAGAACCAACTATGAAACAGGTATATATTTAGACGATAAGGATGATGACTGTAATATAATTATAGGTAATTATGAGTAAAGGCAATAAGACATCGGCGAAGTATATTAAATTATTAAAACAATTAGAGGACAAGATTAATGTTAACATTAAATCAAATAGTTCAGATATTAGAGAACAAACAACTCAATCACAGCCAACTAAGTAACGGTACTTTTTTGTTTGGTGACCCTTGGGAGTTTGGATCTGAGAGTGCTATTCAATATCCTTTAATGGGTGTTACGCTTAACAATTCTACGTTGAGTGGAAACATAGTTTCTTTTAGTTTTAATATCTTTTTTTGTGACTTAGTTCATAAAGACGAATCCAACGAAAACGATGTTTTAAGTGATATGCACCGTATCGCTTTAGATGTGTGGAGTGAAATAAAAGACGAGTTAGAAGATGCTTATGATGCTACAGTAAATCAAACAGCACAGTTAACAGACTTTACAGAAAGATTTGACGATGAGGTGACCGGGTGGCAAATGGATATCACAATAGAACAGTTTTACGATCAGTCCACTTGTGATGTTCCGGATTCAAACGCTAATGCAGGTAAAGTAAGAATTATAGACCAAGACGGGAACGTGTTAGCTTATTTGCCAATGGGATCAAGTTATACAGTAACTCAATTAACTACATTACTACAGGATTTGAGTGACACACCACCTACAACTATTATACAAGATTTAACATGAGTACAGTAAATTCAGAGATACGATTTGCGGTTCAGGCACCGTCTTATATAACTTCTAATCCTAGCAAGGTTTTAGCAAATGGTGAGCCGATTTTTTTTAATAACGGAACTTATGTATTTGGAGACGGGACAACTGCCTTAAATGCTTTAACTGTTTACGGGTCGTCTTCTGCATGGGGTTCTATAACAGGAACATTAAGCAATCAAACAGATTTACAAAACGCTTTAAATGCTAAGTTAGATTCTGCTACTGCTGCATTGACTTATCAACCTATCGGAAGTTATTTAACATCTTCTGCTATTGGGGTTACTGTTCAAGGTTATTCAGCGAACACTACCTTATTAGGCAACTCAACAACTGGTTCTGGGTCTATTGTTTTGGCTACTTCGCCTACGTTTGGAACTG